GCTATGGATGCGGGGCTAATACATTTTTGGAAGTGGCAAAATCATTTGGTGTTACCATGACCGAAGCGGAAGCCAAAAAGCAGGTACTTTTATACCGAGCGCAAAACCCCGATGTACATCTCGCTTGGTCAAAAATAGAGGACCAGTTCAGAGAGTGGATGAAAGAGACTCCCGAATGTATCACATTCACCACACGCTGTGGAGTCCCTGTCCGATACTTCAATGCTTACGAGGAAAATGGAAACCTCTTCGCCTCGACTACCCGAGGATATGCACCGGTCAAGATATATGGAGCTAGGCTCTTCCAAAACCTGGTACAGGCAACTGCCCGATCAATCTTTGCAGATGCACTTATCCGCATCGAGGCCGCCGGCCTACCGATCTGCCTCCATGTACATGACTCTGTAACCCTGGAGGTCGCAGAGAACGAGGGGCAGGCGGCACTTGATCTTTTAATCAAAATACTAACCGAGGAACCCCAAAGCTACCCAGGTCTACCCTTGGCCGCCGAGGGGGAAATCAAAACACACTACTAATTATGATAGATGCACAAACACAAATGGAACAGGCCTCAAAAACTGCACAAGGTTGGTACATGGATGTATGTCCACCTTATAAACAGGATGACTTACAGAAAGAACCTATAATCATAGCCGCTAAAATCATAGCCGCTGGCTTAGATGAATTAGCGATGTCCAATCGAATGATCGCAGAGGCACTTAATTGTAAGTGCGAAGAATGAAAGAACTTATCATTTATTCGATAGTGTTCATAGCCGCCATAATCATGTGGATGTATATACTATTTAGCTTTGGGTTAGCTTTATTCTGTAACGAGGGATGGCTATGAAAAAACCAATAATAGGACTTTGCGGACCCAAGGGTGTGGGCAAAACGACTTACTCTAAAACGATTGAGGATGCGGTAATCTTTTCATTCTCATCGCCAATTAAAAAGATGTTGAAGGTCATCCTCCCTCATCCCGGTTGGCTTAACCGAAAGGAAGAACCAATACCAGGCTTTCCCGAAGATATTACTGTTCGTAAGATGCTTCAGGAACTTGGGACGACATGGGGCAGGGAAGGCAAGGCAGGGTATCCAAACATATGGGTAGATGCGGCCATGCGATCAGCAGAACCATTCTTCGGAAAAGATACTGTTGTATTTGATGACCTGCGATTCCCGAACGAAGGTTGGGCGATCAAGCGATGGGCGGAATCGCGCGGACTGCCGTACAAGATCATACACATCTCTCGGGATGGATATGAGCTGGATAAGAACGAGGTCCACAAGTCAGAGCATGGACTGCCTGAACACTTTATAACCGATTGGGTGAAGGTCGATGCCGAGTAGACCATCCAACTCCATTCGCAAGATGGTAACCGATGCCAAACTACGGCAGATGCTTAGAGCAGTCCCCGAGGATCACGATGGATTTACTCAGGAGCAAATCGCTCAAAAGGTGGGCGTTGCCAAGCAGACGATTTCTAAGATCGAACAGTCAGCTATGATGAAAATAACCGAGCAGATTACCCGACTGCTCAAGGAGGAATAATGGCTACTCTAAAAGGAGATATACGCAGGTGCTTAGAAAACCTGCCAAGCGGACTACTGTCCCATCACGATGTATTACTTCGATTATCCTTAGTCATTACCAAGTGGACCAAAGACCCAAACCATGCAGAACGAGCATTGATCGCTCTACTGGATAAGGTTTCCCACAGGCAACATCAACCATCAGAAATTCGTAATGCTATAAAAGGGGCATATCATCGACATGATAACCCCGACCTGCCGAAAAACCCCATAAAAGTAGCGCTTCCCGATCCATCCCTTAAAGAAAATAACTTAGGCCAAGCCGGTATATTTGAGAAATATACACTCCGATCCGATCCCATTCCGAGGAATGCTGAGGATGCGCTTCAAGGACTCTTCCATCTTGACGAATCAATCTTTGTCCAGCGGGTAGTAGCCGAGCGATCAGTACCAATGACGATCAAGCAGGCAATCGCCATGCCCGACCTGTCAGACTTCCAGTTCATTACCTATAATACATTTCCCGAGCAAGCCACCCGATCCGAGGCAGAGGTATTAGGGCGTAAATACTTTATCCACGAAACAGACGATCCATCCCTATCCTTCGAGCAACAGCTCGGCCTCATCCAACGCCTCGAACAGATTGCCCCACTCAAGATGATCGTAAATTCAGGAGGCAAATCCTTACACGCCTGGTTCCATTGGATCGAGGGCTACAAAAAAGACTTTCTCGAGCTGTCCCAAAAACTCGGTGGAGATCCACGATTCAAACTAATGAACCAACTATGCCGACTCCCCTGGGGAACCCGCAGAAAGGAATGCGAACCATTCCCTGCCAAGCAGGAGGTAATCTTTTGGAAGGAATAAACCTCCAGCTTCAAAAAACCATAGCCAGACGGTTTATTAAACTAGGCATACACATGGAAAAGGCATTCGAGTTAGCCGGCTCGATGCGTGAAGGCTCAATAATTTATATCATCCGAGACGATGATGATTATAAACCAACAATAATAATTAAACTCACAAAAGAATAATAAAACACATGGCATATAGAGAAGACTACCTAAACCCAGAAACACTCGCCAAAGCAGATGAATTAGACATCTACTTCCAGTCACAGGGACAACCACAATATACCGAGCGGTCATCCGATGCACCCCAATCCTACTCGCTGGCAATCGATGACCCGCTACCTGCCCCCAAGTTTCTCACCCTCTCCGATATGGTAAGCATCGAAACGAATACTAAGATGCCCCCGCAGATCATTACAGGAGTTCTCTATAAAGGTTCAAAGATGATCATCTCAGGGTCATCCAAGGCGGGTAAAACCCTATCCCTCCTCCACCTAGGCCTTGCAGTATCCAATGGAAAGCCCTGGTTAGGCCATGAAACCACCCAAGGCAATGTCATATACCTCGACTTCGAGCTTAAACCCCGCATGGCCGCCCAACGCATTACCTCGATCATAGCCGCCAATCCAGGTATCTATAAACAGAACCCCCGATTTCTCTACTGTGGACTCCGAGGCCAAGCCCGATCCCTCGAAGACCTCGTCCACCACATCGAAGATCTCCCTGACTTTAAACCCGACATGGTAATAGTCGATCCATTTTACAAACTAGCCACAGGTGCAGATGAGAACGATGCCGGTGCAATCTCCGAAGTGGTCAACCGCATGGAACAATTCTCCGAACGCCTCGACTGTTCATTCGTCTATGCCCATCACTTTTCCAAAGGAAACAAGTCTGACACAGACCACATCGACCGGGCAAGCGGGTCAGGCGTGTTTGCCCGTGATCCCGATGCCATCCTCACCCTAACACCCCACGAAGAAGAAGACCACCTAGTCCTCGAAGCAACTGTCAGAGACTTCGCGTCACCACCCCCAAAGGTAGTCGAATTTGAGTGGCCGAACTTCGTCCATAAGCCCGACCTCGAACCCAAATTACGCAAGCCTGGACAGTCAAAAGAGATACAACGAGTCAATGAAAAGCTATCTAATGCTCTTATTGAATTGCTCAAACCTAACTCTATTCATGGCTTAAATAACCTAAGAAAACTACTTCAGGATAAGACAGGGGAGTCGATTGGAGATAAAAAAATGGATAAAATACTACTAATTTCCAAGAATCATATTAGTGTACATAAGACCGAAAATGGTGTAGGAAACATCTATTCTTATACCGAGTAGAATATGGGTCGATTACTCTCTAAAACCACCACCCCCCTCCCTTTATATATAAGGAGGAGGGTGGTGGTCAAAACAGGCTATAGTAGAACCCCCTTCCCTGTCGGGGTAAGCTATGGCCTCCAAAGTCGGCCATTAGCTATAACTGCGTTATACCTACCGCTCACACCCAACACCCCTTGCCCTGACGGACGGGGTAAAGGGAAGGGGGTACTACGATACAATAGCCTACAAGCTCGGAGGATCGAAAAAAATAAAAGCTGGTAGGTATATCGGTTGAAAGATTAACAGGCAAGAACCCTAAGCTCGTAGGAGGCTTTGATCAGGTTAATAGGAGTCAGAGGACTCGCTGATACACCAAAAGGCTCTCAGCGTCCTCTACGGGGCTTTAAAGGCTATGCTCGTAAATATATGTAGGGGTTAATCAAATACATTCTGACACAGCCAACCAGGTACAGCTTTTGACACAGCCTATTATCTGACACAGCCAACCAGGTAGAGTTACTGACACAGCCAACCAGGTAGGCTGGCAATCTAAGGATTGGCGGTCAGGCGGATGACTCTACATCCGAAACTTCAGCTTCGATGACCTCTTCATCTTTCAGATTCTTCAACTCGGCTCGGATTTCATCGAGGGATAAAGATTTCTTAACCTCTATGACCTGAGTCGGTTCACCTTCATACTGGCGATGCTTATCGATTAAGATTCCTGTAGCGATTGGAAGAACACCTGATGGGATTTCATCGTTATCTAGCTTCTCGATCATCTTCTCAACTGCAAGCTGTGAAGCATGGCCGATTAAACCCCTCATTACTTTCTTTGATGATTCGATCACCTCTTTCTCTCGGGACCGAACTACAGCTATTGTGTTATGATTAACTTTAAGCTGTTTCTTGATGCGAGTAACAGGAACTCCATCGGCAAGCATCTGAACCATCTTAGCATAGTCACCTGGTCGC